TCATTTGACCGTCTGCTTATAAGCGTTCAATTCTTCCCGCAGCTCCTTGATTCGGTGGTGCGCTTCTTTCGCAAGCATCACACCTTCTTGGGCAATTTCTCGGGCGTTGTTCATCAAATCCAGTTTCGTCTCTACCCGCGTCAATCGCTGAAGGATTTCGTTCGTCTCATTTTCCGGCATCTGCGCCCCACCTTCCCCAACATAAAGAGGCCGAGCTTTTGCCCGACCTCAAATTACCAAGCGTTTGCGAAACTGTTAACTACACTTGCGCCATCATGACGGACGGGAGAATATTATTCGCCTGGCAATCCGCAATGATGATAAGCCGCATTTGTTCCTCGTACGTATTAGGCATCATACCAATCCTCTTACCATACATGCAAATTCCATTGTGTCTCCTGCATAGGTTATCGCCGGACCGCTAGTAGAATAAAAATGAAACGTTACCGTGATGGACGTTCCGTTGACAGTAGCAGACATAATTTCGAACCCGACACTTCCACCCTGATTATTGTTCATTGAATTATAATATCCCCTTAATGATGGCGGAGATATCGATTTAAATGCAGCAGGGAACCACCTTGCATTGTCTGTCATACTTGTTGTAACGGTTCCCGATGTCATTTTTATCGCCACATCATTTATCGTTGTGAATGTTACATTTGTAAGTGTAATAGTTCCCTGTACATTCGATGTGGTATTGGTAATAATATTTGCAATTAGGTCCATTTTTTCGACCGTGGTAGTTTGTTGCAATGTCCCCGCGCGATTGTAGTACGACCCTGCACAAAATGATTTACCTTCCGCCACGTCTGCGGGCGTAGCGTCTCCCGGAAGCCATAACTGAGACATTTTACACCTCCGTGATTGAAGCGGAAACTTTTACGGCCCCCGGAACATTGGACGTAAATACCACTTGAATAAATTGTGCAGTAGCATTGAAGTAGATAGGGAATAGGCTATAGCTTCCGACATCAAAGGGAGCAGATTGGACGAAATTTGATGTTTGGTATCCAGTCGCGTCTGCATACAGCACGCTACCAGAAAGGATTGTTGAACTAGTAACACGCAAATATACATATACAACGAAATTCCCCTGAGCCGCGGGCGTAAAGCCCACAACCTGTTGCTGGGTTGTCGTTATGCTTACTTCGCTTGCGGACGCAACCTTCCCCACAAAATCGCTCGCGTGCTTTCCGCCTACCATTTCGGCGTTAAGGTTTGGAACCATCGTTGAAGATGTTACGCCTATCGGGGCAGTGCCATTAGCGACCGTTGACTTAAATCCGTTTGCCTGAATAAATCCGTCGATTGCACGTCTAACCGCAATAGAGCCGTTAATGCTGCCTTCTGTCGTATGCAAGCCATCCACCATGTCGGCATCCAGCCCGCTGCCTGTCCCGTCAACTGTCTTGATCTTGGCAAGGACATCGGCGGCCGTGTAAGCGGAGGCGTTAAGCTTGTTATTTATTTCTGTACCGATCTGGTTCATGTCGGCAGGCTGAACTTTGTCGTCTCTGCTCCAGTCTGTCTTTGCCATCAGTTCGTCCCCTCCTTCACGTTGATCGTTTGCAAAATAAGCGTGTCTGACGAGATCGGCACGTTGACGGGGTTGCTGGTCAAAACAGTCCCCGAAGCATCTTGCAGGTCGATCTGAGTAATGAGTTGCACATCAGCTATCGGTACGATATAGTTCAGAGCTAAAGTGTTATCCGTAACTTCCTTCACCTCAAAATTCACAATCTCATAACTGCCGTTGAGCACAACTTTTGCCACACGGCCGTCAATGTATGTGGCGACATCATGCAAAAGATTCGGTTCGATCATATAACGGGCACCTCCACTCCAAGCGTCGAAAAAGCTTTCTCCCCGAGATTCCAAGAGCCGTCAAGCTTGTAATTCCAGTCGATGGTTTGCCTCGAAATGGATTCGTCCAATTCGAGCGTAATGTTTAAGGCCGTGTTCTGCTGGTAGACGATATTCGCAGGCTTGACCATCTCCACCGTCCGGATGATTTCTTTGAACACGTTCGCGTTCTCGATGTTGGTCGTGACGTAGAGAATAAAATTCTGCACGTCGACGGAAACGACCGTCATCCCCGGGCCTACCAATCGATCTAGTTGCTGCTGGAGATACCGAACCGTGAACGGAGGCTTGGTCTGGTAACGGTTAAGGATTCTTTTCCTGCGAAAGTCCAACGTTTCTTTAGACGGGTCCGCCTGAATACCCAGCATCGCCTCCCGACGAGCGATTGCCGCCGTGCTGGCCGTCAGGACGAATTGATCATCAAGCAGCCGCTGAACGTCCGTGTCGAGGCTGTCGAATTCGGAGTTCTCGGCAGCGGCCATAGCAGTAAAGTCCTCGATGTCCTGGTAATAGGACGGCAGATATTTCATGATGTGATCAGTCACTGACATGGATCGTCACCGTCCCGAGCATCGGAATTTCATCTTTCTCGAGCTTGAGATTGTCCGCAATGCCGTTCAGCGTCGTGCCGCCTACGTCGACCATGCCGGGCACCGTCAGAATCGCCGCCTCAATTAGCGCTATGCGCACGATAATCTGATCCTGCGCCGCCCAGGACTTGCGGAGGCCGAGCAGATAGTCGCCAATGGCGGCCTCAATGGGGGCCTGAACCTGACCGACGGTTACGCCGTCGACCAACGTGACCGTCGTCACGACGTTGACCGTAACGGCGCTTGCTCCGGCGACCGTCACCTTATGCCCGATCGGGGCTGTGCCGTTTCCTAGGCCGCTATTGATCGTGGGATCGACAGCGGCCTGTACATCCGCTACGAGCTGCGCGGAAGGAGCGGACCAGTCCGACGCAATGATCGTGCATTTGACGGTCCCGCCTCCCTGCCAGACCGGATAAACCTTGACGCCGCCGACGCCGTCCATCGCACCGATCGTTTTTTTGTAGTCGGCCACATTTCCGCCGAACGAAGGATTGTTGACCTCTTCGTAATAACGCTGGCGTAGCGCATCGTCGGTCTCCTCGTCCTCCCCGGGCACCAGAACCGGGCCCAACTCTGCTCGAACGAGTCCATTAATGAACTGAATCGGCAGCAGGGTGCCGAAAAGCTGGTTGCCGACAATACCGACCGTCTCGCACTCCAACGAGTAGACGCCGGTGCCGATCTTGGCGGAGGCCTCGTAATTTAGGTCCTGAATGCCGAATCGGCTGCCGATCGGAACGTCCAGGAGAACATCGCCAGTCCCATAAAAACGCCCCTCGCGGCGAGCGGCGGTGGCCGACTGCCGATTCACCCCGAACTCGGCCGTGCGTCGGGAGAGATCGTCCCCGGAGGCCGTGTCGGCGAAAGAGAGACTGTCGTTCAAGTCGAGCTCGATGTACATTTGCGCGAGCTCGATGGCCGCCGGCGCCAGCGCATCGTAAATCACCGAGCCTTGCCGCTTGTCGATGTCGTCCGGGACGCGATCGAGCATTCGCTGCAGGATGGCGTCGGCCGTTTGGGACTCATACACGGGTCGTCACCTCATTTCTAAAATCGCCGTAAGTCGAGATCACCGTAAAAGCGACAGTCGCGCTGTCCTCGCTAATTGAGACGTCGAAGTCGACGACGTCGCGGATCCGATCGTCCTGTGTCAGAGCCTCGCGTACCCGCCTGCGAAGCTCGGAATCGGCAAGGCCCGAGCTCTGACCGAACAATCCGGAGAGCTCGGAACCGTAATCGGCATTATAGATCAGGTAAAAAAAACGCTCCGTCCGGAGAATCTTATGGACCGCCTGCTTGACGGCCTCCAGCTCGTCGATCATTCCCGCCGCGCGACCGCGGTCCGAATCGAGCCGCCACGTCCTCGACGGCAGCGTCGCTTCCACGGTATCGGGCGTGATCTGGCCGCCTGCCGGTATCATGGGTTGACCACCACCTTGTCCAAAATTAAATACTGCTGCCCGCCCTGCCAGCGAAGGAGAATGACCTGGTCTCCGCCGTTCAGTCCTTCTCGTATGACGACTTTCTCGGCCAGCGCCGCTCCTGTCGTTCCTGAGGCACCGTCGTCCGTGTACGTGTGGGAATGAGACAGATCGAGTTCATAGCGCGTTAGCGATTCCGGAACAATTAAAAAATCCGCATCGAGCGTAAACCGTTGATCAACGTTTACCTCTAGCGGATCCGATTGGGTCACCGTCCCAAAAAGGAGGGACGTGGGACTGGATGCCGTGACCGCGTCGACGGCAGCCTTTTTAATGGCTTCAAGCATCATATCACCTTCAATGTAATGGACATGGTGTGCTCGGCGCCGTCGAAGCTGTGCTTGACTTCTTCGACCATCACTAGGTTAGCGATGCCGAGCGACTTGATGACGATCGGCAAGTACATGCCGGCGCGAACCCGGATGTCTCCGACCGCATCCAGCTTCAGCGCGCGCTGCTCGCGATTTTTGAGGGCGAGAAGCTGGGCAAGCATCTCGTTGATCTGCGCAGCGTTCAAATCATCGTCTATGCTCTGATAGAGCTGGAGTATGCCCCATCTGCCCATATTCGGATTTACGGGAGTCTGGTAAGGAGTGTGTTTGCCGGTTTGCTTGTCGTCCCGGTAGAGCTTGATTCGGTTGTACGTGTCGCTGTCGATATCCTCGCTGTAGTCGTAACCGGTCAACAGACTTCCGTCGCCAATGTAAAACTCGGCGTTAAAATCGCGAACGCGGCGAAGCGAGAGTGCACCGAAGTCGTCGAAAAAAACGAAAAACTGACCTGCCCTGCCAAGCGTCAGCGTATTCGCCTGTTCGATGATATCAAGCAACGTCTGAGCGTCTGCGTTCAATTTGGGAATTCGGTAGCCCGTGCTGTCGATGCGCCCCACCTTGAGTTGGAAGTCCGCCGCGATTCGTTTGATAATGTCTCCCGTCTCCATGTTTTTGAAAGAGTACGTGTCCTTGTTGAGCAAATACCGAACCTGGTCATAGGCGCTCACGCTGATCTCCTGATCCGCATTCTGGCCGAGCTTGAATACATAGCCGTAAAATACGTTGGTCCCGTCAAAACGGAACCGCACGATGTCGCCGTTGTTGATTGTGAATTGCTTGTCTTGGGTAATCCCGTCATTGACGATCTTGAATTCCAGCGATGCGGGCTTGCCGACGCGCGAAGTTGTCCAGGAGATGCTCTCGGCGATGGAGGAGAGGTCCCAGACGTTGCCGTTTTTATTGTCGATCAGCAGTTCAACCGCCACTGCCTGTCACCGCCGGCAGCTTCAGCGTCTGGCCGATTTTTAACGATTTGACCTGAGCGTCGCTGATCTTGTTCAACTTCTGAATCTCTTTCCATCGCGAACCGTCCCCCAATGTCATCTGGGCAATCTTCCACAACGAATCTCCGGAGACGACGGTGTAGGTCTTCGGCGGAACTCGGTCGTCCGGCCGCTTCGGCGCCGACTTGGTTACGGTTGCCGCTCCGCCTGACGATTTAACGGTCGGCTTCAGGGCGGAGTAGAAGCGATATTCCTTCAGCTTAAGAGAATACTCGATATCTCCCGCCGCCCCGGCCCGTTCCTTCCATTCGAACGACTCGATGCTGGCCGCCGTGTTGACTTCCATGGTGGAACCCCTGTATACGAATCGAATCGGCCATTTGGACTCCCACCAGCGCATAATGTAATCGACATAGGCTTTCGGGTGAAGCAAGACCGTCGCGGTCACGAACGGATAATTCTGCGCCGGAAAAAAGCTATCGATCGTGTACTCGGCAAGATTGCGGTCCTTGATGACGTTGATTTTACCGAGACCGTACACGTCGTGTCCGGCTCCGTCCCCGCCCATGCTGACTCCAATCTCCTCCGGCAGCACCGGGAGGTCGAAGCCCTCTTCTTGACTGTTCCAGCTCAGCCAAATGCCATACGCCATCAACCGTACACCCCCTGAGCCGACGATGCGATCTGTTCGTGCAGCCTGTCCGAAATGTTGGCGATGATCTCGTCCACCGAACGGCCGTCCTGCCGAACATGTGTATCTCCGAAGGAAAGAGAAGGCTGCAACGTGACGAAGTTCTGAATGTTCTTCATCTCCGCCAGCTCGCGCATCGTTTTCAAGTCCTCGGAGGAGACGTCGACCGAATCGTTGATCTTGCCGACCTCGTTCACCTTGTTGATATCGGACAAGGGGGTTCCCGGCAGTTTGATGTCCTCATAAGGGTTCTTGGGGAGAGCGGGAGGTTTCTGCTGGTCTGTCATTTTCCCCATCTTTCCCAACGAGTCGAGGCCTAGTTTCTTCTTGATATTATCGACATTGAAGTTTTCGGTAAAGTTGGCTGCCGCGTCAAACGTTCCGGTTATGCCCTTCTGCATCTCGGCTTTCAACTTGCTGCTATCCACCTTCTCAAGTTGGAGATCGACATCGACGGATAATCCCAGGAAGTTTCCCACAGCATGAATGACTTTGTTGATCCCCGACAGCAGCAGGTTAATCGCATCAATCGCTCCATTTACGAAGCCTGTAATGACGTCGATAATCCAACCGGCCGCTTGAGCAATGATTTCGCCTAACGACCTGAACGTGTTCGCGACATAGTCGCGAACAGGCTGCAAAGTGGCGATCAAGGCCAGAAGCGCCGTGATCAGACCGACAATCAATCCGATCATGAAAGGGATCGGATTCGCCCACATGGCCATGTTAAGGCCCAACTGAATCGCGGTTGCCATCGTCACTACCGCGCGATAGGCGGCGACGAGCCCCGTCCAGATGGCTTGAGCGGCGCTGACCGCAAGCAAAATCCCATAGTATGCGCCAAAGGCGGCTACGATTCCAATGACGAGCGGAGCGATAACCGGAAGCGCATATAAGAATGCGTCCCACATTCCTTGGGCGATGCCTTGGACAAAGGAGATTCCCTGTCCGATCATTTCAAATGCCCAGTTGAAAAAGTCAACGATCCCTTGAACAACCTGTTGAGCCGAGATACCGAGGCTGTCAAGGTAAGTTAGGATTAAAGTGATAACGCCCATAACGGCCAGCATCGGCAGTGCATTCGAGACCGCCTGAATGCCGCCGGTCAACCCGCTGAACAGGCCTTTCCCTTGATCCTTGTTCAACCCGGAGATGAGTTGCCCGATCGAATCGGTCACCTTCCGAATAGGCTCGCTCGCCTCATTGAACTGAGAGACCCACTCCGCTGTTTTGTCCTTCGCCTTTGTGATCGCTTGTTCAAAGCTTTTTGCAGCGTTCATGCCTTCGGTTAGCGCCTTCGGTAGAGACGGCGCCGTGGCTTGTGCCCCGTCTCCGCCCTGACTCCCGGAGTTAAGAGCATCCGTCATCTTCTGGCCGGGGCTTGCGCTGGCCGCCTCCGAAACGACGGGACTGTTGTCCTTCAACGCGCTTTGGCCGGAAGCGCCAAGCCGGGTCATCAACTGAGCCGTTGCCGCATAAGACTGGCGCGTCTGGTCTGCAACGGCCAACACCTTTTGCTGCAATTGCAATTGCGTCTTGGTGCTGTCGTTAGCCAGGTTGAGATGGAATGCGGCATTCGCAATCGAATCCGACCATGGAGCAAAGTCGACGGCCTTGCTGATAGATTGGATGGAATCGAGCCGGGATAAGAACGAATCGAACACTTTCAACCCCATGCTGACGGTCGCCATTTCACGATTCACCTCTTTTCCCCGAAAAATAGAGCGCCTCTCCTGGAGGAGAGGCGCCGTCCGTGCTCCCCGCGATGCGGGACTAACGAGCCTTCTTCCGGCTCTTTCTCTCTTGCTCGACGCGGATGTCGATCATGGCGAAGATCGCCGCCTTTTCGCGGCGACTCATCTTTACCAGCTCGTGAGGCAAAATGCGCAGCTCGTGGAGGGCGTAGTAGGCGTAGGTCGCTTCCCCGTCGCCCTCTTCGATCAGTTTTTTACCTCATCGACCAGCTCGTTCATATCTTTATCGTAGCCGTTGATCTCCTGAACCTTCTGGATCAGGTTCACGTATTCGCCGGCTCGCAGCATTTTGCGCAGCAGATTCTCGGCGCCCAGGACGCCGTAAGACTTCTGCAGCTCCGCATCTTTCAGGTTCGGGAAAACGACGCAGGCGACGGCCATCTTGGCCAGGTACTCCTCCGTGCTCGTCTCGGTCGTATACTGCCCGCCTTTTCCCTTCACCCGCCGGGTGGCCGCTTTCCGGCATTCTTCGTCCTCGGCCGCGGTAATGCTTCGCAGCTTCCACGGCACCGGATGGCCGTCCCGGTCCTGGAACCGTTCGGAGACGACGAGCGTCTCCGTCACGTCGCCCGCCGCATTCTCCGCGAAAAAAGCGCTCAAATCGCTCATGCCTGTGATTCCTCCTTCTTATTTTTAGCCGAGCACCGGCGCGTTGAAATCGTGGTCGACGCTCACGTCGTCGAAGGTGAAGTCGATGTCCTCGTCCAGCGCCGCGCTGTCCGTGTCCAGCTTGGCGACGATGACCTTGTTCAGGTTGACGTTCTTCAGCGTCACCGTCTGGTAGCCGACGGTGGAGCCGGGATCCTCGTTGACGACCTGGACGGTGAAATACGTGTCCTTGCCGCTCCGGATGTAGTCCACCATCAACTCGCGGAACCGCGACGTGACGTAATAGATCGTCATCGTGCCGCTGCCGGACCAGCCGGTCGCCTTATGCTGCGTGCCGCGCCGGCCGAGCGTCTTGATGTCGGCCTTCTCCTTTTCGACGGTCGCTTCGAGCTTCTTGATGTAGAACATCTCCTCGACCTGGCCGTTGATCGTCGCGTAAGCGCGGCCCTCCTGGCCGTTGATCGTGTCGCTCGCCTTGAGAAAAGACATGTTACTTCACCTTCACTTTCATGTAAATTTTCTCGATCGAATCGACCGGCTGAACGTGCAGCTCGACGTACACGCTGTCCGATTCGGTGCCGGCCGCCACGCTGACATCCGTCTTGGCATCGAAGTTCTGGATTGCGCCGGCGTTCTGCAGGCTTTCCAGGTAGCTCGCGATCTCCGTCTGCAGCAGGCTACGGCCGTCGGTGTCGTTGTTCACTTTGCCGAGATAATAGGATTCGAAAATGCGCTTGAAATCGTTGGCGATGCCGTCGAGCGTCCGGATGACGCGGTTTTTGCGGAACGGCTTGCCCTTGTCCGGGGTGAAGCTTGTCAGGCTGTTGATGTCCTGCTCGACGATCGCTTTCCCGTTGCTCGACGTGAACAGGAACTCGCCCGCTTCGAGAGCGGCCTCGATCTGGGAGTTCGTGTATCGGGGGGCGGCGTCCGTGGCATCGTCATAGGCTTTGTAAGTCAAAGACTCGGCGATCGTGGCCGCGGCGGTGGCGCCCGCTACCCAAGCGGTGGCCTGGGCTGCCGTCAGTACTGTGCCGTCCGTAAGCACGACGCCGTTTTTGACGGAGATGACCCCTTCGTGGTCGGCCGTCGGGTCGTTCTCCAGCACGACCTGGATCTTCTTCCCTTCGTCGTCCCGCAGGCGGCGGGCGAAGGCCGCGTACACCCCTTTGAGCGTACTGTCCGTGGAGGACAAAGCGACCGTCTGAAAATCCTCCAGCTCAAGCGCCGCCAGAAAATCGGTGTGATCGGCATTGGTCGCCGTTCCGTCGGCCCCTCCGGTCAGGGTAGCGCCGGCAGACTCCGTCAGGGCGCCCGTACCGGACCAGGTCACCCATGCGTTCGGCTTCAGATCCTCGGCGACGGAGACGCCGGGCTGCGTATCCTGCGCTTCCCCGTTCAGCAGGGTGACGACATCGAATTTGTTCTCGTCGTCGGCGCTCGCCTGAACGGCGATGGCGAGATCGTTGCCGCGAACGCCGCCGTATAGCGCCGTCGCCGTCAAACCGCCGATAGCGATCGTCGCTTTCGTTCCGGCGTTGAGCCGGTAGAGCAGCAGCGTCTGGGCGCGCTTCAGCGCCTCCCGAACGAGCAACAGCTGCGGAGAAGAAATATCATAGCCGAGCAGCCCGCTTACGTCGTCGCCCGACTGGATGCTCATCATCGTTTTGGCCGGTCCCCACGGAAGCGTCAGTCCGAGCGCCGCGACGCCGCGATCCCCGACCGTTCCGAGAGAAGCGCCCTCGCTCGCGAAATTGATATAAACGCCGGGACGTACTTTATTTTGCGCAACCCAAGTTCCACCCGCCATTTTATTTCACCGTCCTTTTTCCGAAGTCTTCGATCAGCCGTACGGCCGCATCGATCGTATACGTTTGATTTTCAGCCAGTACGGCCGACAAAATGTCCCTCTGCTGCGGAGTGAACCGCTTGGCCGCCAGCAACTGCTCCTTGCGGAACGTCGCCTCCGGCTTATTCTCCGGCCCGTTGGTCGGCTCTGCTTGCTTCCTGCTCATAAGATCGTTTCCTCCATGTCCGCCGAAGCCATAAGCGGCGACGGGGCGATTTGCTTGAACATCTCCACTTCGATCGTGAAAAAGAAATGCAGTATGCCCTCGATGATGACGTGCCGCATCCGGGCGCCGCGCATTTTTCCGGAGCCGATTGGAATGAGCTCCAGCGCTTCGTAAAGCTTATCCGCGACAGCGTGCGACTCTCCGTAGGGCTCCGCGGTGGACGGAAAGTACTGCACGTCGAACTTGTACGAACGAACGTACCTGCGGCCCGTCATCCGGGTTTGCCAGACTCGGTGCAGCTTCGCCAAGAAATACGGGCGAGTCGCTTCCACCTCTTCCCCGTACACCGGCACCGCCGGGTCGATCGCGGCCAGCGTCGCGCTGACCGCATGGCGAACGTCCGTAACCGTGACGTTCAT